GAACGTATCATCTGCAGTGACAAGCCTGACATCAGTACTCGCCGCTCAGAGAAAGATTGGCGCATGAAGAACGAGCCTAGTGTGTACAAGGACATCTACTATGGTCGGCGGTTACCTGAGTCAGTCAACTGCAGGAACTGTGTGCATGTTAAGCCACTCACAACATCCAATGGTGCGGTTTGGTACTGTGGTCGTAGCAATAGATCCATACCGATTGAAGAGCAGCCACTAGGCTGTAAGGACCACATGTGGATACCTGCGCTGGTGAACGCAGATCATATCCCTGCTAGGAGCACGCCTGATGGCATGGCTTATCAAGCAGGTATCCTGGAGTTCTATAACGGCAAAGGCCCAGACGGGGCTGAGTATGAGTACAGTAGCGCAGAGATGCGTGAGCTATCGAAGACCAACTTCAATACGCAGATGATGATTGATGGTGAGAAGATTAGGGCTGAGTTCCCTGGTAGCTACTACGACAACATGGATGAGAGCACGCCTGGGTTTTAGTCCCAGGATCGTGGGTCTTTAACGATCAGTATCTTGGTGCCTGGGTATAGCGCCTCAACAAGTTTCTTCTTGAGCGTGAACACCTGGGTTATCAATCCCTTAGTATCCTCTATCACCACCTCACCATCACGCTTATAGCGGAAGTCCGCAACGTATGAGCAGATCTTCTTGTCCTCACCATTCACAGTAACAACACATGGGAAATCAATCTGGACTTCTAGGTCAGATATCTCACCGGCATCTTCGTATCGTTTAAGGATTTTATACCGAGCGGCTTCAAGCTTTGAGTCAAAGACGATCCCATCGTACTCAGTCTTCTTGGCGAAGTACTTATTCTTCTTCGGTGCCTTCTGAGGTATCAAACTAATCTATTCCTAGGAGTTTGTTTAACTCTACCTGCTTCAATGCATCTACACCACGGTCAAATAAAGACTGAGGCGGAGTAGGTGGCGTAGGAGCCCCTGGTTGAGGTTGCCCAGGTGGCGTGCCAGCCTGTGCTGGGGGCATTGGAGCCGCAGGCTGTGCTTGTGCAGGGGGTTGAGCCGCAGGCTGTTGTGCAGCTAGTGCTTCAGCAGCAGCCTCTGGCCTGAAAGAACTTGCTTGGAATTGAGATCTAGCTTTTTGAATAGCTTCAAAGTCAATCGCATTTGTAAGCTTGTCTTCATTTCCTTGAAGAGTAATACGAATTGTTTCTTCGCTTGGAAAAAATGCATTGAACTTACCTTGCATTAACATGCCAAGGTTGGGAGTTTTAGCATCTCTTAATGGCTTTATTATTTCTTTAGTAGAAAGACCAAGAGTACGAGCATCCTCAATGGCCATGTTTAAATCACGAAGCGCCTTAAATCTCTGCTCGTTGGAGGATATGTAAGCTTGAGTTAAGCCTTCTGCATCTACAGACCCTCTAGATTTAGCAACTTGATTAAAGATACCGGCAGAGTCTCTTACGTTCTTAGCTGCCTCTATCGCCCTGTAATAAAGAACACGGTCAACTCTAGGCTTAATGCTTTTTGCGCCAGTCAAGGCTTCAGTAAACTCTTGTGCTGGATCTACCCTATACCCTTGCTTGTTAACCGCTAGTCTAGAATCTAGGCCAGACACAGATGCTACCGCTCTTGGGAGATCCCTTAACCTCAAGTTAAGATTAATTGGCGAACCAACATCTGCAACTATGTCTGCTGGAAGAAATCCAGGGGCAAGGCCGTCAGCAAAATGAGCAAATCCTTTGGCGTACTTAAGACCTAATGAGTCGTTTTCTCCCCAAACATTTCTACCAAAACTTGTTTTGTTTCTGGCAATGTCAAAAGTTTTTTCTGTAACGATTGACTCGTTCATGAATGGTGAAAAGAATTCTCCTAAAGAATCGTACCCTGCATTAAATGCAATTCTGCCCAACTCTTCTTCTTTTGTAATGCCGTTTTCAACAGCGTTGTATACTGCGCTGGCAGGACGCTTTAAGTAATCATAGGGGTTTGTATAAGAAAAGTTGTACAGGTCAGTTATGTTGCCATCTTTGTCTGTGGCTATGGGTATTAGCGTTGAACTTCTATCCCAATCAGCAGCCATGGAACGCTTAAAGGCTTGCACTTGTTCTTCATTTGCGCCGGTAAGAGTTGTACCTGCAACCATTAAGGTTTTTGGTATTGCGTAGTTGACAGACATCATGCCAACTAAACGCTTCATGCCAATAGCCCTGATCTCAGGAGATTCGCTTGCTATTTCTTTAACTGCTCTACCAATTATATTACCGCCAGTTCTTATCATCTCAGCGGGGAAGGCAACAAAGTTACCAAATGGTAATTGTCTTAACTGCTTAATTGCTTCAGGCACACGAGCGTAGTTAGGAACAGTATCCTTAACAATCTCAGCGGCTTCACGCTTTAGTGCAAGCTTTAATTGATCTTCACTTAATTCAGAAGTCCTTATAACAGGCCCAAAATCTGTAAAGTTTCTTGGATCAGATACGTTGATAACAGTGTTTGGGTTATTGGCATACGCTTTTTGAAGACGGCCTAACTCCATCTCAAAACTGTATGTCTTCCACACATCGTCAGACGCTTGGTAAAGCTTGGCAGCAAAATTATTTTGCATGCCTTGAGCTTTCTTAAAACCTTTTCTAAGTATGCTAGGCATGTAACCTGTAGATTCAACAGCATCGTTTAGTAATGATTCAAATTCGCCCACCTTAGCATTCGTATTGACTACACCAAGATCTATCAATTCGTTGTAGTACTCTTTTCGAGCAGCCAGGGTTGAGTTGCCCTTACCAGGACCAGTCAATCTTTGGTTTAAGTTACTAAATACGGTAGAAAAAGCGTTCCCTAAAGAGCTTGCGTTGCCTACGTTGCCATTAGCAAGCGCAAAAAATCCGGCAGTGGTCGCATTTCGCACCTGGGTTACAGGGCTGTATACGGTCTTTGCGATTTGAGATACACCCTTAAGACCAAGGAAGGTTGAATAAAGAGGTATCATTCCTTGAGACAAATCAAACGTAGGCCCAACACTTTCAAACGCAGCTTTATGTTCGTTAAGAACATACTTGCCAGCAAGTGGTCCAAACCTTCTTTTTGCGCCTTCTGATATTTCACTAAAAGGATTAGAGGCTTCAGCGCCTATTCTTGAGTAACCGCCTAACTCTGCATTCGGTGGGATGTCATCGAATAAAAACTTACCTTCACCAAGATCGCCAAGCTTATTATTATAATTAACTAAGTTACTGTAATACTTGCTCTTTGCAATCTGCTTTGACATGACATCAACAGTCTCAACCATCTTAGTGCGAAGGCCAACCTCCTGCTCTGCAATATCCCTTGTTCTTATAAGTTCAGGTCTTGTACGCATCATTACATCTTTTGCGCCAGTGTATTCACCAAGGAAGTCTCTAACCGCAGGGAGGTTGTCTAACCTTCTACCTTTCAGCATGCCTTGAGAAACACCTGTAAGGGTGGGTACTTCAGTTATATCTTTTGGTGCCATCTTGGCGTTTGAAAAATCGCTTTGAAGCATTTTGTTAAGAATGGATTTGGCGCTTGCTTCATCTAACTTAAACTCGCTAGACAACCCTTGGCTTGAGTCAACCAATTCTTTTACTGCCCTGGTTTGCTGCTCCATGGTTGGCTTGTAGTCTGTATCTTTGATTGCGCGATACAGCCTCATGCCATAAAAAGTCTTATTGTCACCTATAGTTTTTATAAGTTCTTTCTGCATTGCAGGATCAAGTATTGGATCTCTGAGCATGTCTTGAACAGAACTACTCATGCCTTTTATTTGATCTCTTAATTCTGTAGCGCCATCAAACAAGCTTAATTCTTTTCTATTTTTAAATAGATTCTTAGGCGTGTTCTTTAAAATTATTTGATCAATTTCTTTTAACTTATTTTCTGCGTTAAGTTGAACTGTTTTTCTTCCTGCAGCTTCAGGACCAACAGCCTTTGCTTCAGCAAACATAAAGTCGTTTAGCGTATTAAGAATCTGGCTTTTATCTTGATTGTTAAACAGCCCTTCGTTCTTGTTAACAAAAGACATGGTGTTGTCTATCTTCTCTATTGCTTGGCGCGCCATGTTATTTTGAGCAGCAATTTGATGTACGCGCAAAGCTTCATACTGCGCGGTAAATCTGTCAGGCATATTGCCTTGAAAGGTAAGATACTTTTTGGCAAGGCGCTTAATGTTTCCGCCAATAAAACTAGGATCACCTAGGTCGGGTTTAACGCCAACATCATGAAAGGGGGTGTTTGGGTTTTTTATAGCTTGAGCCGCAGCTTTAACCAAGTCTGTCTTACCAAGGGCTGCAGCAGTTCCACTTATACCCATTAAACCTAGCCTGGCTATTTGAGGCACACCTAAAACAATAGCAGCGCCTTCAGTTCCAACTCTTAACCTGTTAGCCAACCTAGCTGCAGATAGTTCAGCGCCAAAAAGATCACTAGTATCTATTCTTTGAGTGGGTCCAGCTTCAAAAAAATCGCCTAAGGTTTCTACATCTGGCGTAGTCGCAGCGATATCTGCGGCGGCAAAGCCTGCAATTTTAGTTAATTTACTAGCGCCACCAAGAAGTTTAGCTGCAGCCCCGCCTGGAACAGCAAACTGAGTAATAAACTTTACTGCTTCACCAAGCTCTGTGTGGACTTCGGGACGATACTTATCAAAGAAAGCCTCAATGTCTTTTCGGCTTGAATCATCAGTTATTCCAAAGTCGCTTCCAAGTGTAGCAATACCTTCAGCCGCCAGCAAAGTACCAGCGCCTATTGCTCGACCTACATCGCCAAGGGCTGATACATCTTCTTCACCTAGTTCTGCACCACGCTCTACAAATCGATTATCAGAACCCCATTGAGCCGCTCTTGTGGCGGCGTATTCAGGGTCATCGGTTTGAACATTTATAGTTCTTCCACTGCCGTCAGGGACAGTAACTATCATTACTTAACGTCAGCAGAAACGGGAGCGCCTATGCCAAGTGCCTCCATTTGAGCCGCGTCTGGTTGATACCCAGTGGCTGCAATAATCCTTCTAATGTCATCAGGACCACTCACGCCAGGCTTATAAGTATCTCCAAACAAACTTATAAAGTCTGATTGAGCATTGTCTTTTGTTAACAGCGAATTAATAATGGCTTGATCGCTTATCTCTTTTGGATACATGCCTCTAAGGGTTTCAAAGTTTTTCATCAATGCAGTTTTTTGACTGTCTTCAAGTTGATCTAACTTAGCTTTTTGTATGTCATATTCCATTTGCCCTTCAGCAACATCGCTAAAGAAATTGCGAGGCACAAAGCCTTCTGATGGTTGCGCGGCTTTGTTCAATGCGTACTGCATTCTAGGGTCTTGAAGTTCGGCTAAAGCATTTCCAGCAAAGCCTGGTTCACCACCAACGCCATCTTTACCAAACAGAAACTTCATTAACCCTGTCTTTTCTGGAGGAAGAGGTGGTCCCTGCCGTGTGATGGTACTAGGGTCAACTGGAAGTTCTTCTCCCCTTCTATTAAGTGCGGACTCTGACATTAATCTTTTATCGTTTTCTTCCTGGGTAGGAACTGGATTAATGCTTTCATTAATGCTTTCTGCAATAGCGCGAATTTCAGGCACGTTACGAATAG